AGGATCCCAGCATTCAGGACACACCTTTAAATTAAACAGGCGTGTCTTAATAATTTCTTTCTTCAGGTCTTTCAGCATAAACCGCTCATCACAGCGGTCACACTGAGCAATTGCATACTTGCCTGAAGCGTATCTACTTGGCATACATCACCTGTAGAACGACTGTCTTGGAACATAGCGATCAGGAGCCTTCTCGCGGTCTTCCTGCGACGCTAACATCCATTGTTCTTCATAAGCAGCTTTGAGCATCACAATACGCTCCATAGGCACGTCAGGGCGCTTAGAACCAACGTAATAGGCTAAACCAGCCACCACGCAAGGAATCAAGCGAAATGGGATATCTTGCACGTTAACGCCGTTACCTGCGTCTTGCATGCGCCGCATGCGCCAGTAGACAAACACGTACTGATCGCCGGGAGAGTTAGGCGTAGGCCACACGTTTACAGACGTGAGGTTATTGACCGTTACGGCTGCGCCAATTGCATGACCAGCGGCAGTTGTATTAGTGACGCCGTTGTACTGACCGCGATAACAATTAAGTAATTGATTACCGCTGACGTTAGCGTAGTAGATTGTTTCTGTGCCAATTGTGATAAATCCTGTAGCTGGTAGGCTCACTGTTGAACTGAGAGTAATAGTTGTATCTGTTGACAATACTGTTGCCGCCACCGTTGCCGTAGACAAATAACTCTCATTAGACTGCCGGTTAATCCATACCTGAATAGGGCGACCCTGGGCCAGTTTGTTTGGCAGGGTTGAGTACGTTGACTCAGAGATACGGCTGATGTTGATATCAATCTGGTTAGGCGTAGTCGCCTGTGTGCGGATAACTTGATCTAACAGATCAATCGTAGTGCTAGGCAAAGCATAGACGCCCTGCCCGGTGTTCATTACGAATTGGCCTTGCTCAATAGTCCATAAATTGATGCCACGGTTAGCCCATTCAATCGTAAGCATGTTGAAGGACCGGCGTGCGGTACGAAACTCATAGCCAGTACGAACCTCAAGACCCGCCCGCTCATACGCTTCCTCAACAATATCGTTGAAGTCTAGGTTAAAGGTGGAAAGTCCTGAGGTAGAAGCCATTATCTAAAGCCTGCTGTTTTCTTTGCAATTGTTTTAGGTTGGGCTACGAATTGTTTTCCGGCTTTTTTGCCCGCACGTTTTGCACGCGTTGTCGCAGCGTACTCAGCAGGGCTGAGACTTTTGATCGCAGCGCTTGGAAGGTATCTTTCACCAGTGTCAGAAGATTTTTTACCACTTTTGGTTCTCCATTTTTGGTCGCCCCAATCCTTCAATGATTTTTGAGGAGCTTTCAATCTCGGTAACCCCCGCCAGCCGCCTTGTACTTTTTGGCAACTAGCTGAGCTTTACGTGCTGACCACTGACCTGCGCCAGTGCCTTGGGTTGCTGCGGACTTTACTTGGGACACAATCTTCTTACGGAGACCGGGTTTTGTGTAATTGCCAGCAGCATTTACCTTACCACCCTTTTTGTACTGGGTAAAATCAGTGTCATCCCGTCGGGCTGTTTTAACGCCTTTGGGCATTTTAGAGGCGCGGATATCGCCCATACCACGGGATGCCAACATGATTACACCATCTTTCCGCGTGTTTTGCCTTTGGTACAGCAGCCATCAGCACGCTTAGAAGCCGAGCCAACAGAACCACCTTTAGCGTAACCACGCTGACCACGAACTGCGTCACGCGGGTCTTTCTTTTCGGGAGCATATTCGGTATTGCGCAAAGACTTTGTATAAGCGGCTTCAGTAGCCGTATTCATCTTGCGGTCAGCCATTTCTTCCCGTGCTTGTTTTTCTGCTGGACTCATTTGAGACTCCTAAATTAGCAAGTTTTGCCGCCGCTTTTCATGGTGATCATTTTGCCTTTGGTTTTACCCTTAGACTCAATGCCGCCACCTTTAGCCATGCCGCCTTTTTTCATGCCCATCATGGAAGTATTAGCCATAGGAGTAGGCTTCTTCATGCCATCCTTAGCAGTGCTCATACCGGGTTTCATTGTGGGCTTGCCCATTTTTGTAGTAGCCATGTGGCCTCCTGTAGAAAATTTTTTGCCTTTATCGGCATTGTTAAACTCTTTACCCACGGACTGTGGGACTCCCGCTTTCTTAGCAAACTCTGGATTATTGGCCACAGCTGCCATGAAATTGTGTTGTTTCTTGCTTACGCTTGGCATTACTTACCCCCTGCGTACCAATTAACAAGCTGAACTAAACCTGCGCCTACAACGCTACTAGCTCCGCCAACAAGCATTAAAACCTTCCAGCCACCTTTAGCCTCAGATAAAGTTTTATCAATAGCTGTCAGTGTAGCCTGCATAGCTTTCATGTTCTCCAGCATTCTGTCCATATCATCTTGCAAATGCTTGATGTCAGACGCGTGCGTGGCTAACTCTCTGGCTGTTTGAATAGCATCTTCAGTCATATCAGCAGTTCCATGCTCTAAGAGCCTTGTTGATCCGTGAATCCGGATCGTTGGCTGTCTTTGAACTCGTCAACTTCTTTTTCATGCCGCCCATCCTCGCACAGAAAGAGTCTCGCCGGGAGCCGCCTTCTGGCTGGGGACGTTTCAAATTCATGCCTTGCGCTTTCGCAGAGGCTCGGCCTTTGGCGTTCAAGCCGCCCTTCTCGGACTTGCCTTCTTTCCTCTGCCATGCCGGACTCTTAGCCATAATAAATCGTTGCCGTTACAGAATTACCAAGGCCAACGTAAACACCGTTGGGACAATAAATACCTTCACCGGGAATCCTGATTGGTAAGCCTACCGTGCTGAATGTGTCCAATTCCAACAACAAAGTTGTGTACATAGTCACGTTGCCGGATGTACTAGCGGTTGTAGAAGTTACAGTAAACACGTTTGCATTTGTTACCGTTACTGCAAATACTGCGTCTCTTGATGTGCCGGTTGTAAAATCCAAAAACACACGTTGCCCATTTACCAGACCATGCCCCGCAATGGTAACGGTGATTGTGGTTGTCGTTTGGCTATATGTGCCTGATTTGCTCACTGTAGGATCAGCAACAGCCATATTACGTATTGAAGATGTGCCAGAAGTTACAGTAATGCCTTTTAACCGCGTAGCGTAACTTACCGCCGTGCCCGAGGCACTTTGATGGACTGCTTTAACGTCATACTGCATTGTCATGGCTTACCCCTTATCCATAAAAAATGGTTGAGGTTACAACACTTGCTGCGGGTAATCCCACATAAATACCATCTAAAGCCAAAACACCTTCGCCCGGAATGAACGTATAGAACGAAGTGGCAGTTGAGCAATCAATCTCAACCAAAATTTGGTTATACACAGTTACATCACCAGAGGTGGTTAACGTCCCTGTTGTAACCGTGAAAGTATCTATTGTTACCGCTGTTACCACATACATGTTACTGACGCCATCACCATCAGCAAACTGTAGCCACACACGTGAACCCACAGCAACACCATGACCTGCAATAGTCACTGTACAAACTGTAGTCCCGGGGATGTCATACGTACCAGACTGGGCCACATTATTGGCGAAAGCTATGTTGTATGTAGTAGACGTTGTAGGAGAGAGCACAACGCCCTTCAAACGGGTGCGATAAGGCACGGCTACGCCCGAAACGGTATTGTGATACGACTCTACGTCATATTGCATCGTCATTTTGTTGCTCCGGTTCTGGTGCGTCTAGCCTGTTGATCAGCATCTTGTACGCTTGGATTGTGGCTTGAGCCTGAGTCAAAAAAGTTTGGGCCTTCTGTGCTTCAGTCTCAAGTTCACTAATCTCAGTCTCCAAGAATTCCTTGGTTATCTGCATATTAGCTGTTTGTTGTAGTCAACATGATGTAGTACGCAGTACCAGCGCTGTCCACAATCTTCAATGAGTTTGTAGCTGCGCCTTGGGTATTGGCTGTAACCATAGCTGATGGAACATTAAACAAGTTAGCAACTGCGCCAGTGCCGCTGTTTGTAAAGCGGATGAAAGAAGCGTTTGTCCAAGTTCCGCCAGAGGCAAAGTTAGAGTCAGCTTGAATAGCTGCAATCGTACCGCCGGGGTTTGTGGATGTACCGCCCAAAGTAGCGCGAAGAGCGTTACCTGCACCAGAGATAGTGCCAGAGCCATTGATACTCAAGCTGATGTGAGCACCGTTTACAGTACCGCCAGTAGCTGCGCCAGCGCCTGTGACTTGAGTCAAAGCACGGTAAGTTTCGCCAGAGCCAGTTGATGTAAAAGCCAAACGCTGATAAGACAGACGTGTATCGCCAGTAGTGGCAGATGTGGTGACGTAAGACTCAGATACATTGGTAGCAGTAGTCTCAACGATGGGGGAAGAAGCTGTTCCGGTAATGAAGCCATTGTTAGATATGACTGGGCCGGAGAACGTGGTATTTGCCATGATGGTTCCTTACATACAAGTGAAGTGCATTAGTCTGTATGTCGTCAGCCGGGACTGTCTAATGCACCGGATAACCCCGGGTTGAAAGCAATATACAACAAAAGAAAAGGGGGCACAAGCCCCCTTCTCCAAA